CTCGATGAAACGGACACCCTCGAACGCGCCGACTTCACCGTTGTAGATACCGGCGGGGTCGCTGTACACGTGCGGGTCACGCCACGAGGCGACACCCGTTTCACGGCGCAGGTCGAACGACACGTCGGGGTGAATGAAACCCATGTACATGCCGTTGAACGACACCGCGTTCGCGCTGCGGAGAGCCGACACGATCTTGCGAACGTCGTTCGCTTCGATGATGTCTTCCACCTGGACCGTGGTGCGGCCTGCCGGATCGGATGAACCGCCACCGCCGAAGATGACGTTGGTGCCACCGGCAAGGACATCGCGGATCACCGAGTCAATCGAGATGCCTGCGTTGTAGCCGACGATGTTCGCTGCTGCCGCATCGACATCGAGGAACGATGTGCCACGCAACTTGGCGGTCGTATTCACCGCGTTGCCGTACTCGGCAAGGGTGACTTCGACTTGGCTGTCGCTCATGGCCACCGGTGTCACGTCGGTGTCTTCGGTGAGGGCCGAAGTAACGGCGGTCAAGTCGTTGAAAATCGTGAACTTGACGCTGGAACCCGGCATTGCTTGTGCGACAGGCATTACGTCTGCCACCGCGTCGAACAGAAGTTCGCTGCGGAGTGCGAAGTACGCAATCCTGTCAAATGCTGTCTGGTCTGTTGACAGACTCGACGTTTGTGTCTTGGACACTTTCTTTACCTGTTACTTTCCCCGACAGGCGCGGGGCCTGTGGGCTAGATGTTTTCTGCTGATTCTCTCATTTGGGCCAAGATCTGCATTACTTCGTCTTGATTACGGGCTTGATTAATTTTGACGTTCCAGTCAACAATCGCATCGCTTGTCTCGCCCGCTGAACTTGCTTTCTGCAGTCTGTTCCAGGCTCTTCGCTCTGATTCTTCCGCAGGTGCCACAGTGGGCTTTACGAGATTGGCCTCTTCGGCCGCTTTGCGGATTGCCTCTGGCGTGAACTCACCTTCGTAGCCCCTCACGAAATACTTGGACATTGGCGAATCCATTGGGATTCCAGCCTTTGAAAAGGCCAGCTCCCTTTGGAGCTTTTCCGCCTCTGCCGCTTTTTCCCGGAGAGTTTTAACTTCAGATTCCAGTTCTCGCATTCTGGCTCGAACCGGATTCTTCTCGGTTTGTTCTTGCGCCTCGTTATCGAAGTCGTCGTTAACGTTAGACATGATCCACACTCCTCTTACCCACTTCGGACCGGAGGTAGTCCAAAGGCTGTTGACCCCAGTATACACACATACTGGCTTTTGTCAATAGTTACTGGGCGGTTCCTACGCCGGTTTCAACCGTGCCGGAGGTAGCACCGCTAGTTCGGGCAAATCCACCGCCCCCTCTAAATTCACCCAAGCGCAGGTCACGGCGGCGTTCTAGTTTTATTTGGCTTTCTACGTCATATCCAAAGGTGGCACCGAGTTTTTGTTGCCTGGTTAACGACTCCTCGCCGCCCATTTCCTCAAACAAACCAGCCAATTCGCGTCTTTGTGTGAACTGGGCGCGGGCTTGTTCTGGCGTAACTCCTCGGCCCGCCAATGACTCGGCCTCCTCTTTGCTCAACTGCAAACCGCCCTGCTCCAAGCCACGTGCAGCAATGCTGGCAGCGGCGGCCTGTTTCTTGTAGTCCTGGGCCATCATCAGGGGTCGAGACCTCTCTGGATCAATGAAATATGCGGCCAGATCAGACTCCGTAACCCCATACAGCTCAAACATTTGCTGACGAACCGCCGGGTCGGCATCGCGAACCTTGACAAACCCATCCCTGATGCGATTAGTAAGTTCCGCAAGCGAAACATCGCCCTCAATTAATTTTTCAAAATCTTTTTGATCATTGTAAAAACCCTCTGGCAATCCGAACGCCTGCATGGTTTCGCGATATGCATTTTCCATGCCAATGTATGTGGCAAAGTCAAGTTCCGCAAATCCACTTTCCTTCCGCCTTCTGTTGGCGGCAAATCTTTTTTGAAACTCAGGAGTATCGCGCAACATAAAAAGAACTGCATTGCTGTCCTCAATGCCGTCATTCAAAATGTTGTTTATGCTGTCGTCGAGCCCCGAGATGTTGTATTTGCTCAAGAAAGATTTGACTATTTGGCGTGCGCTTTCTCGTCGCTGACCCCTAGCGGCGGCTTCTGCTGCTTGGGATGCGGCAAACTGACGGGCTGATTCCTCACGGTCAAGACGAGCGATACGCTCAGCTTCCGTTTCGCCAGGTTTCGTGTTGCCATCGACAGTTTCTGCTGGTCCGATGTCGGTACGAGTTTCATTACCGTCAATGTCAGTAACAACTTGGATGCGGCGACCATTCTCAATAACAACTTTGGAACTAGCCGTGTAATAACGGCGTTTCGCGGCATAAGGGTCAACAGGAGGTGCGACCTGCTCTGGCGGGATGGTCGTATCGGCGGGAACGTTCAAACCTGGTTGCGCTGGAGATAACACCCCCTGATCAATGAGTTGTTGCACCTGCTCTGGTGAAAGTTCGCGAACATCTTCGGGGTCAAAAAACGCCTGGTTGCTTGGTTGATACATCATGCTCATTCTCGGAATCCTAACGCTTTCTCAAGATTCATCACCATTCGCATTGCCGAGTTGCGCGCATTTTGCGTGTATTCCCAACCATAGTCGGGGTTGGATTTCAGTTCTCGCGACCACTCACTGGCAGAATATGGAGTGCCGTCCTTCTTGCCGATGAGGGCGGCATCAAATTTGTCAAGGCTGACCTGCACTGGATTTAGTTCCAGGGTTTTGGCCGCGATCTCTTTGAACGGCTCGAAGATGTCGTCAACGGTAAAGCCCTGATCAATGTACTTGGCATAGGTTTCGTACTTGGTCTTCGCAAAATTCTTGGCTTTTGCAATCAACAATTCCGAACTTTGCGGAACATCGTTGATGCTGGAACCGGTCAGCGCGGCTCTCATGGTTTCGTCGCTTACCTGACCAAGATAGTTGTAACTGCGTAAGGCGCTGCGCAGTTTGGTGGCATCGTCGGTTTCAAACAAGTCCCGGCCCCCGGGGCGAGTGTTGAGTTTGTCGGCAACCAAGTATTTAAGTTCTAGATCGGTATATCCGTTGCGCAACGACAGGGTTGCCAGCTCGTTGAGTTCGGTAACCGTAAGTTGCGACGATGCAAACGCCGATGACAAAGCCCGCTTGGCGGACGCAATCTGACGATCTTTGTCGACTTGTTCCAGGGCATCCCATTTGGCCTGGTTGTCGGTCGTTTTAATTGCGTATTTGGTGCTCTTTACCCGGTTGGTAAACGCCGCTTGACCAGCGGTGCTTTCCAAATCGAAGTTTTTGGGATTGTTGGCCACCTCAATGAAGAGATCAATCAGGTCGCCAAACACCGCGCGGGCGTTCTTTTCTCCTTCTGCGCCGTCGAGCATGTCGGCAAGCTGTGGAAACTGCAGCTTGAAGTAGGTACGCCAGTCACCGCGGTCGCCGCCCTTATATATCTTGTCGTAGCGCGCCCCGAGTTTTTTTCGGTTAGCGGGGGTGTCCTTCAGGTTTTCAAGTGCCAGTTGATCCTTGATGTATTGTTCGCGACCCTCGGCCATCATCTACCCGCCAGTGCCTGAAACGCCAATTGAATCGCTTTACCCACGGCGTAGCCGGCCGTTTCGTCTGGCAAACGTTTCTTCACGGCGCTTTCGGCAAACACCGATTTGCTCGGGGCCGACACGCGCGAGGTTGCGGCTTCACGTTCCATTTTCTGATACTGCTCGATTAGTTGTTTTGCAATCGCCTTGGTCATGGGTTTGCCAGTCATGCTCAAGGATGTTTGGTTCAGGTAGTAGCCGATGTCCTCCGGGGAGCTGACCACGGGTGCGACTCTGGTCGTGCCGGTTTGAACAGAAGCAAAACCCCCGACTGTTTGCAGAAAAGCGGAAACCGTCTGGTTTTTTCTGTTGGCAGAGAACAAAAACAACTCCATGGCATTTACATCCGTCGAGTTAAACGCGTCCCCTCTCGACAAAATTATGGGGCTTGGATTGTTGTTTCCATAAAAACCGACGCGTTTTGCTTCCCTCGCCCATTGTTTGCGCATTTCCGAAGTCATATTGCCCAACACGGTTTGTGCTTCCGTGTTGAGATCTGCTTCGTTGTAAGATACTCTCTGAAGAACCCCGTTTTCGTCAAGCAAGCCCTGTCCATAAAAATAATTTTGAAGCATTGGGCCGCCACCCATTGGCACCCCGCGTTTGCGCAATGCGGCCTCACCAACAAAAATTGTCGGATTATCACCCTCAATTGCTCGCCTAAGGTCCGCCTGCTCTTGTGTTGCCGTTTGTCCCGGCGCAGTCTGATTAATCTTACTAAACATTCCCGAGCCAATCGGCGCACTGCTCGTTGAATCAATGGGAAATGCCGCCTTGGTCATGTCGGTTGTTGGCGACTGTTGATTTGTGTCTTTGTCTTTTTCGTTGTTTTCGCTCACGACTCAACCTCTTGGGCTAGTAAACGGTCCCAGATTCTACCAAACTCGGTGTTTTGATCGGACAAATACTCGCCGAATGTGTACAGCCTGGCGCGAGATTTTTGATTACGCTTGGCCTTAAGGGAAACGCCGCTTTGCGACTCAAGCGAGTCTCGGGCCTCCATGTATTGACGCAGGGAATCCATGATTGGATTCTCGGCCAGACGCGGATCTTTTAGTGCATCGCGAAGTTCGCTCAACGAATTTTGATAATCACCAACCAAGAACTCCGCCTTGATGGGGAAGCCGTCGCCCAATTCCTCGTTCAACAAAACCCGATAGGCAGCCAACACGCTGCTCTGTTTTTCGCTCAAATTGGCCGGCAGGGTCCGACGAAAGGCGCGGTATTTGGCAGAGCCGACGCGCAACTGTGCCAGCTTGATCATTTCCCTATCGCTCAATTTTTCGCGAGAACCCTCCTCCAACTGTTGACCCCAAACAGTGAAATTGAAATCCGAACCGGAGGGGCCAAAGTATGCGCCCACGCGTTCGTATTCGTTGAGTATGTCCTGATTCAGGGCGGTCCAATCGCCAAACTCCTGAGTTGCTTCGAGACCGCCGCGAAGAGCCTTGCTCTTGGACGAAACATACAGCTGAAGCTCTTCGCCATACAGGTTTTCAAATCTGAGGATTGCGGTGTCGTAATCCTCTTCCTGGAATTTGCGGAGCTGTTCGGTCAGGACCGCGACGTACTGATCGCCAATCTTGGTGGGTATTCTCCACTGTTGGACACCCGCCGATGGTCCGAGGAACTGCGACATCATTCGCATGATCGTAAGGGTGCGAGCCCTCGACTTGGCGTCGGCAAGCAGGCTATTGACGCCTTCTGGGGTTGATTGGTCGTATTTGGGGTTCACGCTCAGGGCGCGAATGGTTTCCGTATAAACATTGCCGTAGGTGTTCGACAGGTTGTTGGTATCGGCCATGAATGCCTCGTACAACTTGCGCCCGACACCGGGGACAATGTTTCCCGTCAACGTTTCCGAGATGTCGGTTTCGCCGTACGGCAAGAACAGTTCTTTGATGTCGTTGTACTTGGGGTTGCCGGACAGAATGCTTGATAAACCAAGTTGCGCATACGGACCAAGGGCTGGATACACGTTGATGCCCTGCGACAACCTTGCAACTGGCGCAGCAAGTGGCGCATCAAGCCCGGTTAGTTTTTTGGAAATTGACCCGGACATTGGGAAGGAAAATTGGACTTCGCCGGTTTGTGGGTCCCTGAAGAAAAACCCGCGACCATCCTGGTCCGGATCAGCTTCTTCCGCGCCGGAGTAAACGCGGGCAAACTGTCGGATCATGTGGATGTTGTGTCGTCCCGAAAGCATCAAGTATGTGCCGACCACGTCCTTCCATGCATCGGCGAAGGGCATGACGATGCGCAGTGCGTCGACAAAGTTGTTCCGCGTAGACGCGTCGTACAACAAATCCTTGGTGTCACCGAGCGCCTTGAATCGTGCGTAATCATCGAGGTCGCGAACCGTCAACGTTCCCTTGGCCGACGATGCAGCACGGGTATTCAGGCGCTCAAGCTTTGTGGATACCCTGTTCCGTTGCGTCAAACCTTCGCCCAGATACGAACGTATGCTGTCGTGCCCAGCCTCTGCCGCCCTGTCGATCATGTCTGCGTAAAGGCGTTTTCCCTCTTCGTATGAAAGTTTGTCGACGTGTTTTGATACCTCCTGGTAGTAGTACTGCCGGAACAGCGGGGAGCGCTCCAAGCGACGCGTGGCCAGATCGTTTAGTCCGTTGAACATCCAGCCGGTTGCGCCATTTACAAAACCGGAGACGGTGTTGTTAAGGTCAAAACCCGGATCGTCGTATGCCATTTGTTCGACGCGAACCTGGTTCGGCACCCCTCTTGTTCCGTCCCAAATATTGATGCGCTCAATCAGCTGCTGAAAGGTCGGGCTACTGGAACCATTTGAATAATTGCCCAGCACGCCCGTCTCGCGAAACGGCACAAAAGTAACCAGGTCCCCGGCATCGTCCTCGGTTTTAGCGAGGTTGGTAATCACGCCCTGTTCGTCCCCAATGCGCACGCGTTGACCCACCTTGAGTTCTTTGGGTTTGAAGCCTGCACCGTATGGCACAATTTCCGAGGAACGCACGACTTTTGTTTTTCCGAACTCCGGAATCGCGTCATACGCAGCGGCAAATTTAAGTTCTTCGACGTTGCCGGTAAGTTCCCTCAGGGCCGCGATGTCAACCTTTAGCGCATCGGCCCGCAACACCTGGCGTATAACATCGTCGCCAAATTCGTTGAAATCGATTGGCAGGGCAAAAGTCTGTTCGGATCTTTCGCTTGCCTTGTATGCGCGGCCGTACTTGTGCATGTCCTTGCTTCTTTGATAATCAAAACTGCTTTTGTTCTTGAGCATCCAATCAGCGACGTCGTCGGCGATCTCGTCGTCGGTTTTGCCTTGATAAAAACCGCGGGCGATCCTCTTGTACATTTCGCTGCTTTGATAATTTTGCAGATTGTAAATGATTCCGCGCGTGTGCATTCTGGTTTGTTTCGAGCCTGGTTTTCCGCGTTCTGCGCCGACAAAACTTCCGGTTCCGTGACGATGGCGGATTTCGTCTTCTGGACTAAATCCCACCTTGGAGGAAGAAAGGTTGATTCCCTCTCGGAGTTGGCGGTGAACTTCCGTTCTGGCGGTTACGTCGTCCAACATGTCCCCCTCGTCTGGGACGAACATGGGTTTGCCCGTTCTTTCCCTGTATTTGTTGGCGGCGGCCAACCCAATCGAATTGTTCTTAAAACGTTTTTCACCAACGAATATAAATTCGGCCCCCTCGGCAGATTCTGGAATTACCTCGCCCGTACGCAAAGACCGCCTGGCAACACCAAGGTTGCGCAAATCAATACCGGTAATACTCTTGCCGTATTTCGTGCCCTTGCCAGGCAGGCCGATTGCAATGTGAATGAAGTCGAGTGGGTGCAGTGCTCCGCCATTGAGCAACGAGCGCGCGCCGCCGAAGGACATGCGGATCTGGGCGTCTATGCCGTTGCGCACGATATAGCCAACCGTGGCAAGATTGAGTGGTTTCCAAATTTTGTTCTGGACAAAATCTATTGCGTCTATCAAGCGGCGCGGTTGGCCGGTAATGGTGCGAATTTCCTCGGTATAGGTCATTTGCCCAAGATCCTTTGCCGCCTGTTCATACAGATCCTGATTGCGCTGCGAAGGGTCAAGCGCCTGTTGTTCGCGCACGATTTTCTTCAGCTCCTCGGCTCGTGCGGGGTTTCGATAACGCTCTACTTGTACTTTGGCGCGTCTACCGGCAATCGGCAGCTTCCCCATTTCCCCCAATCCAACCTTTGAAAACAGTTGTTGGAAAAGCGGGTTGCGCGTAACCCTGCGCAACTCACGCGCATCTGGCAAAACCTGTACGCGTGACAAGAGCTGACTAATGGTTGCGGGACCAGCAAAGGCTATTTCGTCGCCAAGCGGTAGAGCCCGCGCCATCGTTTCGGCCAGCACCTTGTCGTCTATGTTGTCTTTGACAATTTGGGCCATCATGGCTAAGTGACCGTTGTCGGTCTGTAGGCCGACGCGATTGATGAAGTAAGTACGCATCCTTTCGATGCCGGCGCTCGCATTTTCCATGATGCGGTTGATGATTATTTCCTCAACGCCGTTGGCTCGCATCACCTCGCGAACGACGTTGTCGTATTCGTCGATTATGTTCTTCCTGCCAGCCCCGGTGCCCTTCTTGCTGAATTCACCAATGGCTTTGTCTGCCCACGAAGAAATTTTGTTCTCGGCGACACCGGCCGTGCGCATGCTAAGAATCATGTTGCGCACGGACTCGGTGTTTTCCAACGGGTCGTCGGAAGATGTAACGATTGTTGACTTTGGCATTTGCGTGAAGAAACGACTTTGGCGGATGTACTTGAACGGTTGGTTTACTCTGTAGCGGCCGATCTTCGCGTTGAGCGTGCGATCACCCAGGGTGAACGGTTCGGTCAACACCGAAATAACCTCTTCCCTGGTTTTTGCGGTGGCCAAACCGGCGGCGGTTTCGTTACTAATCTCGTAACGGAACACGTCCTCAAGTATGTTTTTGGCGCTATCCTCCTCGACAAGGTGGTCCACGAGGCGTCGCGCAAGGGGGTTGCTGTTCATGAAGTTCAAGAACTTTGTGCCGTCCACGCTTTCGCCGGAGAGTTCCTTGAGAAGCCCTGCTTCTCCGTGTAGGTCTTTGGTTGAGGCGCGCAGTGCGGTTTTAACGGCACTGGCGTCCTGGCGAGACATGAGCGGCACCAAGCCGCGAATGCCGCCGCCCGCCTTGAGTGCGGCATTGATGTCTTCTCCCAATTGAATTTGCCGGTACACCCCGCCGGCAACCTTGGTGCCTTGGCCGATTGCATAAATGCCCTTGGCCAGATACTTGGTTGGATCCGGTATTGAAAGCAAAACCGCTGCGTCAATGATGCCGGATCCGTATTTGTACGCCAAGGATCCCTCTCCGGCAAAACTGGTCAAACCACGACCAATGGTGAACGCATTGCCGTAAATCGTGCCACGAAATGCACGGGCACGCTTGGCCTGTTCCTCGCGAAGGGTTTGGTTCATGAAATAACCAGAACCGGTATCTTGCCAGTTCTCCAACATCACCGCCAAAGATGTCGATTCCCACAACCCCAACAGGTCGTAGTTGGACGAACCGGCGACCATTGACCCGATGTTTGCCGCTGTTTCCGGAGCAATATCGCCTATTGCGCTGATCCAACGGATCGCACCCTTGGCCGCCGTTTGTGTATAGCGCCCCGATTTGGCAAACGGTAACGCCACGCGTTTCAGTGCTGTCTCGCCGAGCTCGGGCAATATAAAATCCACTGCCGCAGACGTGCCCTTTTTGAGCCAGCCCAACCCGTCGAAGACGTAGCGCAACGGGGCAATCAAGTCACCCTGGGTGTTCTTTTTTCTTTCGTAGTCGTCCAATTCGCGCATTGCCGCTTGTTCGCCGACAATGTCTATGGCGGCATCCGACGCGTTGAATCGACCCAGGGTCAAGGCTGTTTCTGGTTTCATCCATGGATACTTGCGCGTTATCTCAGCAAGTTTTTGTGGATCGGCGGTTGGCCCGGATGATGCAGCGCGAAACTGTTGGGCAATCTGGTTGTACTCTTCGTTGGTGTAAAACCTGTCAAAATCCATTATGACATGTAGCGTGACAGAAGATCCAACAAATCTTCGTTTCCACCTACCTCCGCGATGAATTTAATTTCGTCCAACGCATTCTGTCTTGCGTCGTATCTCGGCACGCCGGCAGCTGCGGGACCAACTCCGGGACCAAACGGTGCGCCTGCAGTAATTGGTTCATCCGGACGTTCGGTGCGGCGCAAAAAGTCGGAACCACCCGGCTTCGGTCTTTGTTGTGCCTGGACCTGCGTTGGGCCAGCACCCATCGGTACTGCGCGTTGGCTTTCCATCTGTTCGGTCGCCTGGCCATATGTTTGATTCTTGGCGACCATGCGCCTTACCTTTGCCTGCGGCATGTTGAGATCCGTCCTGCGGCCTTTTGCTTCTTCAGCCATTTATCCCCCCAGTTGTGCCAATAGTGCTTCTAGCGGTGGTGCGCCTTGTGTGCCAACGGGGGCCTCTGCGCCCATTCCCGGCATTGCCAAACCAGGCATGGTTTCTGGTGCGCCCATCGGCATTGTCTGCGCTTGGCGCTCGCGGGCGCGTTCGTCGGTTAGGGCAACTGCTTCGTACAGGCTGGTGTCTCGCTCCATGACGAGCATGGTCAAATAGGCAAGATCGTCCGGTTGATACGGACCGGCCGGATTTGCAGCTTGTTGTTGAATGCTGGACAAAAGCGCGGTTTCAACGCCTTCGGAAATGATTCTGTCATGCTCCAGTTCTGGATCGGCAATCAGCGGGTCTGCTTCGCGCGCCGACTCTTTGCTCATCATTCCGACGCCAAGGCGCTGACCGAGACCGACTATTAACGAGTTGACGTCAGATCCGGCGGCAGAATACGTGACGTAGTGGAAATCGGTTTCCCAAATCTTGTTCGGGATGTACGCCTCTTGTTTGGTTGCGGTGCGTGACGGAAGGTAAAAGGTCTTTGTTGTGTCGCCCCAATACTCTCGCTCCATGGCGATGGCGATTCTGTCCTCCTCCATCAGGGATTGCTCAAAAATTGTTTGGGCCTCCTGCACGCGGTAGTCCACCGTGGCGGACAGCACGGATTCGCCACGGCGTCCAGTGCGGATGTTTGTTGCCGACTCGCCACCAAACTCGGCCGGAATTGCGCCCTCAAGACGCTCTTGGCGCTCTAGGCGGTCGAGGGCGGTGTCGGTCTTGTAGCCAGGATTGAGTTGCAATTGTTGGATGTCGCCTCCCCTGACGACCCCCAACACGCCGTTTTTGCCATCCGCCATTTGCAGGATCTCTGGGTTTTCCCCGGTTCGGGCAATGAGGTATTCCTCCGGAAAAATGCCGCGCTCAATGGCGATCTCGGTCAATGCCTGTAGTCGGGCGCGCGTGTAGTACATGCCGAGTACGCCGTCAAACTGACCACGCGGCTTGTCAAGGGTGATGCGATTGGCGATGACGGCAATGGGTCGCCCCGTGCGATTCGGGATGGCCTCCAACATGATCGCTTCCAGTCCAGCGCGCTCGGAAGCACTCAACTCTGGATTGTCTTCCGCCCCGAGCACGATTAGCTGGATTGAATCGGAGTCGGAATACTCAAGCATGGTGTACCGCGCATCGGAGTTGACATTGCCGAAACGCAGTTGATTGGCAACCAACTCACCGTAGTTGTTCAACAACCAGTTGGCTGAGGTCTTGTACGTAAAAATACAGTTGTCGGGCACGAATTGATCAGGGTCGTCCATTGGCGCGGCAAACGTGTCGAGTGGATTGCGGACCGACCACTGCGGGGTAAGCGTGCGGAAATTGGGGCGCATCATAATCGCGCTGCTTGAATAGGCGAGCAGGTGGCGTGCGCGACGGCGCATCTTCATCTTCATTTTGTTTTCGTCCCATATTGCAAGCATTGCTTTGCGGCGCACCCTTGCGTAACCCTTGGACCTGTCGGATCCTTCCTTGGCTGGCGGGAAATAGGGGGACGGCATCGTGGACGCAATGCGCATCGACATCTGATCCAAGCCCTGCACCAACAGGTTTGCGACGTTGGTCTTGGCGTTTTTGTCCAACTCGTTTAGCGGAACGATTACGTCGCCGTTGGCGAGGTCGCGGACCCGACGCATCTGCGCGTGTACGGGGCCAGCGGCAAGTCTGCGCTGGTGGTACAGTTCAACGATTTCTTCCAGTGATTTCACTTTTTGTCCTTGAGTTCATCGAAGCGGCGTTGGAAAGCTTTGCCCTTCTTGATTTCTTCAACGGTCTGTTGAAGCGTAACGCCGCGAGCCTCTCCCTGTATGCCTCGATTACGCAAGCGCGCAGCCTGGGTGGCACGTGACCTAAGCTCCGATGCTTTGCGCGCTTTGCGACCGGCTTCCACAACCGTGGGATCCACGTTCCATTTCTGTGGCAATTCATCTATTGGCACTGGGCCGGATGTGGTTTCGATTGCGGGGACGGTTTCGGACTTGAACTTGACCGGTTTGTACACCGTTTGCCCGCCAGGCTTAACGATCTTTTCGTACTTGATGGGCTTCTTTGTTGTAACCGAAGTAATGGGCGACTTCTTCGCTGCGCCCCCAAGCGGACTTCCACCCTTGGTTCCGGTTGTAAATTGCTGTTGCTCAACCGGGACACCACGAGATTGTTCGGACAATTTGCGGGCTTGCCGTGCTGATCGCGCCTGCGGAAAATCCTCCCGTTCCATCTTGGCAATGCGTTGCTCAAGACTCAGTCCGCGCTCCGTGCTGAGTGGCATTCGGGTCGGCCTGAACTCCTCCATGCCCTCGCCCATCAGGGTTGGCATTGGCATTTCGCCCTGCTTGGTTGCTTTCGTGCGGCGAACATAGCGAGGGTTGATTGCTTCGCCACGTTTGATTTTGGCGGTTGGAAGAACTATGGTTCGTTCAATTTCTTTTTGAACATCTTTTGACCCAACCGCGATTTCTGCGTAACGGAACTGACCGGTTCCGCCCTGCATCATGTCGGCAATATCGTCCATTTGATTTTGTATTGGCGTGCCGCGCTGTACTTCTGATTCCGCCATGCCGGAAGGACGTTTTCTGCTACCGATACCTTGGTCATACATGCGATAAATCATGGAGCCGCGTTCTTCAAGTCTGTCTAACGACGGATCACGTTTCGCCAGTTTCGTGACTTTTCTCGGCGTGAAGCCAGGGAATGCCGCTTTTTGTTCTGCGCGTCGCTGTGCAACAACTGCGTTTAAGCGTTCATTAAAAATGTCTGATTCCGGCTTTTGAACCCTGGCTGTTTTGATTTCAATTTTTGGAAAATCTTGTTTGCCCACTGGCGGAACGTAATCTTGGATACCGCGCTGTCGCCTAAGAATGTCGGCGGTCTTGGAACTGTACGGATACTTGCGGGCAAACTCCAAATCCTCCGCCGAGGGTTGGGCTACGTCAGCAGTTTTTGGTTTTGCCACTTGGGTCTTTTTTCGAGCAGTCATCTCCCTCGTAACAGAATCCGCACGCATTCTCTCTGCGTCTTTGTTAATTTTTGCAACCTGTTTGTCCGTCAAGTAGCCGCGTTCAACAACGTCATCAAATTTCCTGCTATCAAAAATTGCATCCAAACCCCCATGGCCCTGATCAAAATAACCAGATTCCGACATTTCGTCGTATATCTTGTCGAACTCCTGTTTTTGGTCAGAAGATTTGACCGAGCGTGGATACTTTGATCCAGAAACCGGGCTAACGTTTTGCGGTGCTGCTACTTCGCTTTTTTTTTGAGTAGCTTTGCGCGAAGCCCTTGCTGGCTTGGAGGTTTTTACTTCAGCAACGGGAGAAGCCGGAGTAGAAACTTCAATGGGTTCGTATTGCGTCGAACGCATTTCGGTTTTGCCAACTTGTTTGTTGAAGCCCGGCGCATACTTTTCGGTCGCTGCCTCGATTTTTTTCGTGGTTTGCTTCGGTGTTTCTTGTTTGAGCGGCTTGACACTTGTTGGCTTTGCCTGCCTGGCCTTGGTAGACGCCGGTTTGGAGATTTGTTCAACGACCATCGTCGGCGTGTACTCGGTTGCCTGCATCTCAATTTCGCCAACTTCTTTGTTGAATCCACGCGCGTATTTTTCGGTTGCTGCCTCGATTTTTGCTGTTGTGAGTTTGGGTGCTTTGGCAACTTTGGGTTTTGCAGCTTTGGATGCTTTGGGTTTTGCCGACTTGGAAACAACCGTTTCGGCCGTCGGGCTCTTGACCATTCCGCTGGACTTTGGAGGATTGCGTGTGACGCCGCTCGATTTCGGCTGGGTTGAGCGTGTGATTGGGCTTTGATCATCGTACAACATTCCTTCGCGAAGAATTTGGGCCTGCCCGCTCAGTCGGCGTGCTGTGTCGGCACGCACGGAAGCCGCCGCGGCTTGACGTTCGGCAACGTTGGCAAGTGCTGCTCCGGTTTTCACCGCGCCGCGCCCGCCCAACGAAGTTGCCACGCCCTTCAAAAACTGTCCCGTTGGCCGCAAGAATGGTTTTAGAATCGCACCTGCACCGGCGGTGCCAACCGTCAACGCCGCCTCAACTGCAATTTCCTTATTGCTGAGTGTTGGAAGTGATTTGGTTTTTTTCTGGCCCGGTGAGCGGAGAACATTTGAGGCGGCAATACCGACATTGATCACCGGGTTTATGTATGCGCGGTTGACGTAACTAACTTGGCCCATCAGGCCCGCGCCAACCTCTTTTGCAAATTCGGTTGGACTCTTGGGGACTGAAAAGTAACCCTTGCCAATGCGACCAGAACCCTTATCCTTGGCCGTCGTTACGGTCGTTGTAATTGCGGAAGCAGCGCGACGACTGGCCTCGATGCGCTCACCCTGCACGCGGAATCCAACTTGCATGTTGCGAATGTCGGCCGATGTCGGCTTAAGTCGTGCGTTTGTAATCGTCGGGCCGGCGGGCGGAGTCGCATCTTCCGACGGTGTTGACGAACCATCAGATTGCGGAAGGTTTTGGCGAATGCGTTGGCGCAGTGCCTTGACGCGCTCCTGCGGGGCATCGGGGCCAAGAATGCGCCGGGCAATCGTGCCGCGACCCTGGACGGTTTGCGACAACATATTGAAACGGTTCTGTAATTGTTCGCGACGCTCGGGGTCCAAATCCTCGTATTCGACGTCGGGTTCGCGCGCCTGCACGAAGCGTTTTTGAATTCGCTTGTATGGATCTTTTTTGGCAGCCATGAACGCTAATACGATAACACACTAAATCCAGGACGGCCGCCAAAGCCTGGGTGGTTGCTTTAGTGGCGACAATTGCGGCACGTGCAGCTCGGCAAACCAATGGGCCATCACCAGGTCGGTGCCGTTCTTTTTGTCCCGCGTCCACGATGTCATTTCGTCCACGAACGCCAGCGTTTTCCAGTTGTCACGCATGGTCGGCAAACGCACCGAGCCGCTGCGCCAAAGCGGTGGCAGCAGGGCCTCCACGCCCAGGTTGTCGTCGAGCTTGTTGCGGCTGGTGGTGTGGGGAACGACGTTGGCGTGATGGCGAGCCTGCCACTTGCGAACGAAGTCATGGGCAAGCAGGAAACGTTGCGCGGCGTTGATTTCCACGATCCAGTGCGATATCGGATAACCCAAGTTCCACGACCTGTTCTGCCACTCCTCCATCAATCCGTAGAAATCGCCGGTGGTGGTGTTGAAGCCGAGCAACTCCTCGGCCGTGAGCTTCACTCGCTCCACGTCGATGAGGAACCGCAGGTTGGTGCGCGGCTGATACAACCACCACTGAATCGCCCAGAATTGCGTCGGGCTCGGGTCCACCGACGCAATCGAGATGATCGGCGGATCCAGGTTCGGTGGAACGTAACCGGGTCTGCGTTCGTTGTCGATGCACCCCGGATACATCACGCCATCACCACCCATGCCACCGGTTGCCCAGACGCGCTCGATTAGGTAGTTGCCCTCGGCCATGTCCTCTTGTTGGTAGACGACGGCAAACTTGTTGGGCGAGTTGTGCCGGATGTAGGACAGGTCCTTCCAGGACAAACGGAACGGCTCAAGCAGGGGGCCATACGGCCAGGCCGGAGAAATGGTGCGACGTGATTCGGGTCCGGTGTCCATGTCCTCGTAGTAGGCACGGTAGGCGATGTGGTCGTACTTGTATTTCTTGATCGGCTCTTTTTCGCTGGGGCTTGTTACGTCGGTGCCGTCGTAATCGTCGGGGTCTTCTTCGTAGGTCACCTTGGCCAGACAGTGTGCGTAGAGATCTTGTGGCCCCAACCTCTGGCCGATAACCGCCAACACGCCGCCCGGTTCGACGCGAGCCTCGGCCATCGAGTCCCAACGCTCAAGCAACTTGTCACGGGCTGCCGACTCCTTGGAGTTTTCCGGGGACGCGACGTCGTCGAACAAGCACAGGTCGGCACGGTGTCCGATGAACTCCGACTCGATGCCGTAGGCAGAAACGGTCGGCTCTTTGTTGTCCAGGCCCCCGGATCCGTATTGCTCGACGATGAACTCCTCCGCCCTCCAAAGCGCCCCTACGTTGGTTGGCTTGAACCTGCCGAAGTCCAGGGCCAAACATCCATCGGCATTGACCGCCAGTCCGCGTCGGATCATTTCCGGGTCGGGCTGCAGCGGGCTGGTGCGCTCCAAGGTTTCGCGGATACGACGCGAGTACATCTTGGCCAGGGTCTGGGAGATCGACCCGATCATCACTCGGATGGCCCGGTTGCGCACGATGCACCACACCGCTACGTCGTGGAACAAAGTCGACTTGCCGGCACCAGGGGGGCAGTTGAGGACCAGGAACTCCTTGTCGTGGGATTCCAATTTGGCCACGATCTTGTACGCGGCATCCACCTGCCACGGGCTGGGCACACGGCCCAGGTAACGCATGCGGAAGTAGTCAAAGTCTTCCAGGGACCTGGCTGCCTCTTTGTTCAATCGTGCGGGTGGCACGACCGGGGGCAGGTCGCGGGTGACGGCAAGGTCGCGCTTCAGTGCATTGCCGCCACTTGGTTTGCCAAACTCCAGATTCTGTTTGTCAAGTTCCGCCGACGTGGCCTTGGCCTTGGCAACCCACTTGGTGGCACTGGAGTAGGAAATGCCCGCCATCCGCGCGGCCTCCTTCATGTTGACCCCGGAAGACATGGCCTGCCAAAACATGGCACGGTCATCCGGCGTGATCTCGCGCTTACCTTTTGGCATCTAGTGATATACTAACCACGTCCGCCGGTGCGCCGTCGAGCGTTCGGGTTGTCGTTCCGGTTTCTCCTGTGCCGGCGGACACTACCTTCTTTTCTTGGCGGCCATAATTAATTCAACCACCATAGTTGAATCTTGTTTTGTTTTTTATTGTCCGGAGGAGGGGGCGGAACATACGTACCTTTTTTGGGCTTATCGCTGGGTTTCGGGTCGCGCAGTGGTTTGCGGGGATAGATGCCGTGAGGGATGTCGGGAACCAAATACTGGCCCGGTCGAGGCAAATCCCAACTCTTCTTACCACCCTTGCTTGGACGAGGTGGCGGCAATTCGTTGACAACATTTTGTGGAACGGCATTGCGGCGCGGAGGGGGCAAATTCTTCACCGGCGGATTCTCGCGCTGCTCTATTTCCCGTTTCCTTCTGGCAACGGACTGTGGCCTGTTTAGAAGGTTACGCCTCTTGGCGGAGTCTGCCGCTTGTTGCCTTCGTGGACTGGCTACATACTCCTCGAAGCGCTGTTGTGCACGGGCCTTTCGCAGGTTGTACAAACGATTGTTTTCACTATCCGGCAAATTGGGGTCGGGCTTACGACGCGTCATCAAACAAAATCTTAGCAGGGGGTGTTGGAACTCGGCCAGCAATGTGCTACCTTGTTGGCACAACTCCAGAGATCCGAACCTAAACGGTTACATTCCTCCGCGCAAACAAACTACGCGGGCAGCATGGTTAGACCGCACGGTATGAGTGGCCTGAAAAGGGGACCGATGGTAGTCGCCTTCTTTTGGTATCGAGACAGACGGGTTCAGGCGTGAAAGAGAACTTGGGGGGGCTTAGAGAACCCCGTGTAGCAGCCGTAGCCTATTTGTTCTTCTTCGGCTTTGGGGCCGGTCGCTCCTGTTGCATGTAGAGCCGCGGGTCGATCAACCCTTGGGACTGCTCGATTTCGTACTTGAGCTGCAGCTTTGTGGGTTTGCCTTGACCCGGCTCAACCTTTGGAAAACGAAGGGGGGCAGTGACGGCCTTGAAAAAATCCTTGGCTAAACCAAGGTAGCCACCCTTGAGTACACGTCCCCTGGAACCCGGTTTGGCATTGCCAAAAGCGCTCCGCTCGTAATCATCCATGGGATCGTTGAAGCTGTACCTGGATTCTCTGTAGCCGACCATGGGCCAACAGTAGCACCTTGATTTACGTAGATGGAGAGAACGGGTTATTGCGCCCCCCACCCCCCGACGGCTCGGCAGACCCCCATTTCGCCATAGCCATAGAGACTAGGCAGAAAGAAAGGGCTATGGTGCTTTAGCACCATAGCCCCGTGCGCGTAGAGATTAGACATAAAGAAAGGGTGGTAGGTGCTTTAGCACCTACCACCCTTTCGGCAACCTGAAACTAACGCTTCAGGTTCTGGGTCTCATTGACGAAACGCCAGAGAGAAGCACCAACACCCATAACGGTCTTGGTGGTAACAAGTTCAGTTAGAGTGACTAACTGTATCTTGCTCTTCTTCTCAAGTACCAGAACACCAGAACCTTGTTCCGGTGTTCCATTGGCTTGACCATCAGAGACCATCACTAGGACTTCTCCGATAGACCCATCTGGGTTTCTGTTGTAAGAGAAAGAACCCATGAATGAGTTACTTTCTACTACGGCATTACTTATTGCTTCTGTTAGGGTACTCAAGTTAGTCTCCTTTACTGACTTGTTGAGTTGCTTCGGCTAGTGCCGTCGCTGAACCGAGTCTTGCTGGCTTGTCAAGTACCCCCTTTAGGGGGTACTTGGTTTAGCGAACACTTGTTCGCCCCCCTTGCCATAGTGCTAAGAACACACACACACGATAAACAAACAGGCGCCTGCGTGTAATGCGTCTGAAGTCTGGTATCGGTAGCGCTTAGAGGGTCAATGCCGCTGTTGTAAGCGACATTGACCCCCTTTGGCGCAGGTTATCTGAGGTTTTGCTGCCTATTGGTTTAGACAACTACCGCCTCAGAGCAACCCACAGGACAAACGCAATGGTGATAAACGCACCGTTTGCGATGTAATCCCACAGGGTGAATGGCTCACTGGCTGCCTGCCGTAAGCCGTTGACCACACTGGCTGGTAGTAATAGCCAGCGTATTTGATGCCAGTCATTCATCATCACCGTCGAAGTCCTTAGACAGACGCTTGAGCATCACGCCGTATGTTTCTGGCGTGTTCTTCTCAGCGATCTTGCCCATCTCGTACATTGCCATCAACGCAGTTGACAGCATCCTGTACTTCTGGCTCATCTTCAGTTTGCCGAAGAACTCATCTGGCTTGTCGTGTACCGCTATGTCTGCCGTCTCGGTGAGTGACTCACCGTTTGGCAACTGCTTGTGTACGGTCAGTTTGTGTTGACCGTACAGCACATTGAACATACCGGCTCTGAGATACACGGCACACCTGCTGTCGTTCTGTTTGCGAAACTCGTTGAACAACACTGCTGACGGCATTGCCATCATGTGGTGTACGGCTTCGTCAATGTCGTCAAAGGTGAACATTGGCGTGAACTCGCTTGTCACACCATCGGTGAGACTAAGCGGGTTGTCTGCTTCTGCGTGTTTATCCTCTGACTCCGTGATGACAAACAGGTGAATACCGCTTTGGTTCCTGTTCTGCTCTGTAATCAGGTTGTCAGCCCACTTCTTGAAGTGTGGCATTATGCGCTGATGCTCTCGGGTCTGGGCATTTGATATCTCGTCGGCACAGCCGTTGAGTATCGCTTCAGTGTCCTTGAGTATCTGTTCTTCTGGGGTCATGACCGTATTCCCTTCTGTAGTTTGGCCAGTAGGTGGATTGCTTCATCAACATCATCAACTCTGGTGATGTGATGTCGGTCTATGAACCTGTTGGTTTCACGCCTAAGGTTTGCGCAACTGCGGTCACCAGTGCCTGTGACCTGACCGTCGGATACCCAGATGACTGGTGACCTGCCGTTCTGTCGCAAATGGTCGTAGCCGTAGCGTAAAGCAGGCAAGTCAACACCGTTACCACCTGGAAACTCAGGCAGATAACGGACTTGCCTGCCGTTCTTGGCGACCAGGTGTATGTTGCCGTGCTTGCTGTCTTGGCTTTCATCGTTGCTGGCTGAGTAACAGATGATTGAACAACCAGCAGACGCCTTGAGCACACGATGAATGTCGTCATTTGACAAGCCCATTGAGCCTGAGCAGTCAAACACAACGACACCACCTAGCGACCTGGTCTTGCGCTTGAAGATGCGACGGTAAGGGTCAGTGACCAAGCGATAGAACGCCTTGGGGTACTTGCCTTCGTTTGTCGCTATCTCACGCCTGCCAAGTTTGCCAGTGTGTGGTAGTTCCAACGGGTACTTGGCTAGGAATGGCTTCTGCCACCCACCAGTAGTTTCAGACAACTCGACGATTGTCTTGTTGGGTATGCCGTTTTCACTGCCAGACTGTGACTTGTTGCTGGACTTGTGTGTTTGTGGTTTGCCTTTGGCTTTACGCTTTGCTTTGCGCTTCTGCTCTTCAACTGCGCTGGCTGTGCTCTGGGAAGCATAGTCAATGGTGTGAACTATGTTCTCATACACAGTGAAGGCACGCTTACGATTGCGGACAAGTCCGCTGTGTAAGCCGTTGAGCAAACCGAAATGGTGTGCTGTGCTGCCGACATAGTTGTCGCGCAATACTTGCTGTGTTTCAGCAAGACTGTTTGCTACCAAGGCAGCCAAACCATCACCGGGCAACTGCTTGAGTATCTGCTCAAAGGCACCAGTACCTTCCAGCGCAAAGACTGCGTGTAGTAGTTCTGGTGTCACATTGCCTGACTTGATGGCGTTCACATACGGTATGACATTCACGGTGTTCAGGCTGGGGTCTTCTTTGTCAAAGACCTGTCTGAACATGTGATTGGCAACTATTCGTGACGCTGCCGTGAAGGCACCAAGCGGTTTGCCTAAACGCTTAGATCGCCTTGCTGTATCGGGTAATGCCCAGCGACTGAGCACTAGACCATAGCGTCTCATTCTGTCGAACTCGACGCCCTGAAGGGTGGGTGTTGTGTAGGTACCACCAGACTCGATGGTTCTTACATCAACTGCCACACCGTCAAGGGTGCTGGCAAACCCACCGTTGTTGGTGAGTCTGTTGGTCTTTTGGTCTGGTCGCTTGGGCAATGCTTCGCCCAAGAACTGCTTGGTCATTTGGTTACCGCCTTGGTTGTTGCCACCTTGAGCACAGCCATCACATCGCTGAAGTCATTGGGGAAGATGACTTGGGCGCTGTGTTCTAGGTTGTTGCTCGCTGTGTACATTGCGTTGAAGTCAACGAATGCTCGCAACGAGTAACGGTCTGGGTTGTGTGGCTCGGTCATCTTGACTGCCAAGGCACGAAGGTATTCGGGCAAGGCAGCAATGGCATCAGGGTGTGGGGTATTGACCTCACACCTGACGATGAGACGGTCAAGCACAGCAGGTGCTAGGTCTGCTGGCTCACCGTTCATAGTTGCTACGACGCTGAAGTCAGCGTGTGGCTTGACGACTTCGCCAGTGTCTGGGTGTTGCCAACTGCTTGACGCAGTGCTGTCAATGAGTGCCATCATACGGCTCTCGACATCACCGTTCATACGGTTGATTTCGTCAACAACCAACCTTGCGCCTTCACGCCAAGCCTTGATGCCAACGCCTTCTGCGAATGACCATGTGCCTTGACTGTTCTGCTTGTAGCAGCCAATCAAGTCGGCATCGGTCATCTCTTCCGTACAGATGAGACGGTAGGCGCTTGCTGATTTCAGCCCTGCGTTGAGACCGAAGTATGTCTTGCCGGTTCCGGGCAAACCGTAAAGCAACACTCTGTTTGAGTGCTTCACGGCAAACTCTGCTCGTTCCCAGTCGGTCAATGGCTTGGCTGGTTTGGTTGTTGTTTGTGTTTCTTGTGTCATGGTTTCTCCTGTGGGTTGAATGAGCAGGGTTACTGCTCAGTTTCCTTGTTGTCTATTTTCAACAAGGCATCTTTGCCCATAGCCGTGAACAACTCACGGTCAATGAGCATGAACATTCTGGGGTATGCCCAAGCGGCATACAGGTTGGCAGCAAGACGACCGTGATTGTCGCTGAGATACTCAGCGCATTCGTTCATCTCCTTCTGGTCGTCTTCGCCTTCTGGTCGGAAGTATCTGATGACCTGAACGCCATCTTCAATTACCTGCTGGGTCTTGTCGTTTCTCGGTATCACAACCAAACGACCAGCACACATGTAGAGCGTCAATGTGATTGACTCTTTGTCCTGTGCTTCAGATGGTCTTGTTTCCGTTTGACTGCTAATCCAAGCACCAGTCCTTGCGACCAAGCCCACCAGTTCTTCTGGTTGTCTGACGGCAAGAATGAGCATGCGTTTGTGGTCTTCCAACAAACCGTTTAAGTCTGGGTGTTGGGTCTGACCAGCATGGTAACCAAGCGCAAGTTCTATGCATGAGTTGATTTCCATGTCTTCAGGTGGTATGACCAGGGACTGAGTGTCCTTGGTCTCTTCCTGTAAGTTGGCAATCTCTTCTGGTGTACTCTTGAGACGCAGACGGAGACACCAGAGTTCATAACTCTCCAGTGAGCCGTATTCGTTCCAGATGGTTTGCTCAACTTCTCTGGCGACCTTGACGCAATACTCGTCGTATTGCTTGTCGTCTTGTTTGCTTGCCGTGTCAATAATGTCCTTGACCTCGGACAGTAGCGCTTCTTCTTCTGTCATGTTGTTCTCCTGTGGGTTGATGTTGTGAGTAGCAGACTGCTGGGTTTCATCGGGTCTGCCAGCCGACGCAAAGGATTATTGCCCCCAACTAGCAATAGGGGGTTGTCAGAATGGCTCTGACCTGACGCCTTCGCCGTCTTGGGTGTTGCTGACGATGTCGTCAACCATGTCGTAGAACCAACGGTTCTCGCCCTCAATCTGCTTGCGTATCTTCATCATCGTCTCATACGAGATGACCACACCCAAAGAACGCAGAGCGTCATGGATTGAACGGGTTGTGACACGACGGTCACAGCAAGCGTCAACGAAATGAGTAAACTCATCGCCAAGCACCTTGACGATTTCGTTCAACTTGAATGGTGGTCTGCCCCTACTGGGGTTGACCGTTGCGTTGAGTGCCTGCCTAAACTTCATGGCTGGCTGTTGTTTCCTAACGACAACCGATTGCGGTTTGGCAATGGGTTGTTTGTGCTTCTTCTTCTTCATGATTGTCTCCTTAGTGGTTGGTTGATGGCGAGTAGAACCAACACTAAGTTGGCTCGGCTCACCAGCCGAGTCTTGCTGACCCGTCAAGTCCCCCCCCGAAGGGGGGGGACTTGGACAGAACTAACCACAAACAGAAAGACCCACAGGCATTTGCTGCCTGTGGGTCTTGGCTCACGCGTTTTGTTTTGGTATCGGTAGTGCTTGCCTACTCGTTGTTCTGTGATTGCACCCGGAACCTGACGTAGTCCTTGCAACGCTCGACTGCATCAGCGTCAAGCATTGCCGCCATACCTTCGGCAATGTTTGTTATCGGTAGCCGTAGCTCGGGTCGCACGTTGCAGGCAAGGTACAGGATCTCGGTAAGTACCTCTTCTACCAGCCTGACATCTTCAGGCGTAAACGACGGGTGTTGGGTTTGTTGTTCCATTTCTTGCTCCTCCTGTTCGGACCATTGGGATTGGCTTGGGTGAGTGCCTTGTGCAAAGCGGTGCTTCCGTCGTCTTGACGTGAAGGGTAATCGCATTGTCGCACCTCGGGCACTTGTACTTGTCACGCAACATCATACTCCTCCCACTTGCCCTGGCCAAGGGCACGAGGCCTGCCATCCGGTTGTATGTACACCCAAGTGGGTGCGTCCGGATCGCAGTTGCATCCGGCCACGTTGCGCTTGTCGTGGATCACGATTGCACCGCACGTCAGGCACCTTATCTTGAGGGGGCTCATTCGCGTTCCTTGAACGTGTAAAAATACAACTCCTCGTCGCTGGCACTGACCCATCGTGAGCCGGTGCTTTCGCAAGAGAACTCTTGGCTAAAGATTTTCCAGTCGGGTTTGTCAAGTTTCATCGTTATCCATGAGCCGCCGTCCATCCACAGGATGCGGTTGTTCGGTTGGATAAAGAACTGTCCGCCTTCACCTTCGAACACGTGCCCGCATTTGTGGCCTGCTGCGTACTCTCCGTACCCGTTGGAGTACTGCGGGCCAAGGCACCAGTCGATGGTGAACAAGTATTTGGCTTTGTGTTGCGTGTGGTCCTTCAACCAGATCATTGCGCTACGGTTCTTGCAGTATTCGTAGATGGTGACCGACGCGTAGTACGAGACCGAATCCCAGAGCTGTATCCAGTCGAGCGGATAGGCGGTGTATTCGCATTCGTTGTTCAGCGACCACAGGTAGTGGATCGGTACGCGGGCATGCTGTGAGCCGTACTCGGTCATCACCGAGAACATGCCGCAGCGTTGCGGTATCGACGTGTATGCGAACACCTCCACCGGCACCTGTTCGTTGGTTGGTGACGGGTCGCGGTCGTACAGGAACCCCGAGTCGAGTCCCGCGTAGAACGTCGGGATGTTTACATTGAGATAGTTGCTCACGCCTAGAAGGGTTCTTGTTCTGGCTGTTCGTCGTTGACCACCAACTCCTTGGAGCTGACCGACCACAACTGGGCGTCCTCAAACTTTGCGGCCCTTGAAATCAACCACACGGTTTTGGTTTCTCCCTTTTTGTTCGTAACCGTCACGGGTTCGCCGTCTCGGCCATCGTGACGGATCTTGACGCCCCATGTCCCGTCCTTGAGTTTGTACCAACTTGCTTCGTTCATGTCCACTCTCCGAATGTCACGGCCTTCTTGAGCCTGTCAACCATGCTGCGGTACATGGCCAACTCCTGTTGTAATTCCGCAATCCGCAAGCGGTCCTCTTCCCTTTGCTCGCGCAAAGAGTCGACTGTCATTTGTAGTTCTTGCAACCAGACTTGATACATGTGTGACTCATTCTCCGTCATGTGCCACTCCGTTAACCCAATACCGGCGTCGTTGTGTGGGTGTAAGACCGCCCCACACGCCGTGCGAAATCCGATTGTCAATCGCGAACTTCATACAGTTTTTGTAAACGACGCAGTTGCTGCAATATTTTATCGCCTCGGTTTGTTTCTTGTGTCGACCAACGGTTGGCTCCGCAAAGAACAGGCTGGCGTCGGCACCCCTGCAACGCGCAAACTCCATCCATGAAGTGTCACGATTGACCAACTCCCATTCGCTTAAAAGTTGCATGTAGCTATAACCCCCACGCCCCGAACCCGTTTTGTCCTTGTCCGGTGTGGTACTCATGTATGGCTTTGGCTGCTTTCAGGTTCGTCGCCGGATCAAACAAGTCGTTGCACCCAACAGTAGTTAGTACGCCAACTGTTTGCAAGTATCCGTCCGGATACCAGCGCGTAGGCAAACACCATGACCTGTCGTTAATTTGAGTCAATCCGATGTCGGTCGAACCGTCTGGATTCAGCGTCGTGTTGTGCTGCGTCGGGTCGCACCGGGACTCGCGCCACATCACGTAGTCGAGGGTCGGCATGCTGTCGGCATGCCAGCCCAAATCCAATGCCAGCCCCCACCACTGACCACACCGAGCCGTGGGCGGAACCATTGCGTCGTTGGCAGTCGTGGTGGGGGTGGCAATCGTGGTGGTGGTGGTGGTGGTGGCGGGAGAGAAGGAGGTACCCCCCGCCACCACCGTCGTTGTTGTGCCGGTCGCAGGCTGTTGACCTTGCTCAACAGTCTCGAACCCGAGTAGCAACAACGATGCCGACGCGAACGCCAGCAATCTCGGAATGAAATCCATTATCCGCTCTCCTTCTCCGTGAGCAGGCTAACGATGTCCGAGAACTCGGACAACGTCATCAGCACAATTCCCTCGCTCGACCCGTCCGGCATGGCAACCATGGCAAAAGGTCGTATGTCCCCCAATGCTTTGGCCGCGTCCGACTGGGCCTTGGCCAGGTTGAATTTGGTGGCTATGGTCTTGACCTGGGCACCAGCTTTGATTTCAACCCGCAGTGCTCCGCCCCAGTTCTCTTCGTGTCTGGTGAGGTGGCCACCCAATCCCAGCTTCTTGCGTGCTCGGCGTGCCTTACTGTCGCCCTTCCGCCTGTTGCGTTTGCCGCGCGCAGCAGGGTCAGCACACCCCCTGACCCTGCGCACGCCGCGCCTGTCCGCCCGACCCAACGTGCCAAACAACGGACAGGACTTATCAGAACACTTGTCGTAGTTGCCTTGGCAATAGCCCTTGCGTTCGTCAGTCACGCTTTACTCTTGCTTCCAGGGTCTGAATGGCCGTGTTGGCCTCACCCTTGGTAAGCATATCAAGTTTGGATATTGGGCGGTTGATGATCTCGGCGATGGTCTCAATCTGTTTGGATCTGTCACCGATTCCGTTGGCCATCAACATCGCACGCAACTTGCCAATTTGTGGATTGCTCGCCTTGGCATCCGGCTCTTTTATTTGTGGCGGTTGTTCGGTTGCGTTTGGGAATACACGTTGAACATTTTCCAAGATGCCGTCTTGTGCTGGCTGTGCGGGTTTGGCTTGCATGCGCTTGAACGCATCACGCAACTTGGGCATTGACGTATCTGTCAGATTATTCAAGTCAACATCGGCTTGTCTTGCCACCTCCTGTGCATCAAGGTTTGCTTTTGCGCACGCCTCGCGGAACTTGGTAACGGTGTCCGCATCGTTGCGCGGCTCGCTCATGCGTTGAACCTTTTCCATTTCTTGTCTGCTGGGTCGGGGCTGTGTCTTGGACGCGTAACGCCAATTGGCCAAAGCCCTTCCGATGGCGCTTGTCTCTGCGTTTTCGACGTGCGACGTGCGATTCACGGGCGATGCATCGCGCACCTCTTCGGCAAAACCGGTTGCCACCGGGCGTGGATCGGCTATGTCTTTGTATACCTCTGCCTTGAACACCACGCGGTTGTCGTCGTAGTGGTAGATCGAAGTGAACACCTGGCCGTTGGGACAGTCTTCCCAAAACTTTGCAAGCCTTGCCTCCACCGTCTCGTAATTGTCTAGGTTGAATTTCATTGTCTGTCTCCTTCCATCACACGGAATGTGCGATACTTGGTTTGTTTCTTGTACTTGGCAGCCAGAGCCGGATGCTCTGCCTCAAATTTTTTGGTATCAAACGAAGTGCGGCTGGCCGTCTTCCACGTGACCAGCAACCTCCCATCCACTCGCCCATACTCTGCATCTTTCATTGCTTCACAGATGCTGGTCTTGATGGAGTCCATTGCCTTTTCGTGTTCGGCGACCATTTCCTGTCGTCTGTTGTATTCGCCAATCAGCTTGCCGAGCGTTGGGTCGAGGTCGACGCTTGTTCCGTCACCATCGTAAAGACTCAGCACGTCCTCGTACCGAACCTCTGCCCCGTCGGGAATCATGCCCATGTCGATGGCCGCCAAGAAATTTCGGCATGCGTCCAAATGCATTCGTTTTTCGTCGGACGTCACGATCTGTGTAAAAAACTGAATGTCCAGATCGCTGTCAAAGATGACCCAGGTAACACGGTCAACGTTTGCACAGATTGCTTGCTGAACCCCCTGCCAGTACCACATTCTGGGCAGCTTGCCATCCCAGCGCTTGCGTGTTGTCTTGATTTCAAAAATCCCTCCGACCTCGCTTACCGCGTCTATGGTGGCCACAAGCCGAACCCCGTCCTCTTCGTACGCGTACATGACGCACGGGGTGGTCAGTGGAAACCCGAGCAACTGTCCAGCCCAATCCCGAATGGGACCTTCCAAAGTATTGCCACGCTGCATGGCACGATTCTCCACCTCTGGTTGCGGTGGTTCCTCCTTGAGCAACTGAACCGCCAACTGCGTGGCACTGGTGTACGGATGCTCGTTGTGTATGGCAGCGGCATTCGATGCCGAGATGCGAGCCAATCCGCTCTCATCACGCCAGCGAACTGCCAACCATTCGGCGCTGCCATGGCGCGGCTTATTGAATGTGTAGTGCTTCATCGGTTCTCCTCCGGTGAATATAGGTTGTGGGTGTTGTGTAGTTACTGTAGCGGTGGGTTGTCCAGCATTACAACTTGCACAACCATGCCGCTGGGAATGTGCGTGACCATGCCAACCGTGTCCATCTCCGGCTCCTCGTCGGGGCAGTATGAACAAGTGACAGACACATATCCCTCAAGTAAGTCTGGCCATAGCCAGCCAACCGAAACCACGTACTGTGGCTTTGCCTTGTAGGTTTTGGTGTGGATCCAGCCATTCTCTGAATCAAATGCGTCAATCCAGTGGACTGCCACCAAGGACCAAGGGCACTTAGTCAAGCCAGCAAACATACTCGCAGGTTACCCTGCCCTTGATTGGATCCACAAACATTAGTCTTTGTGAGGGTTTTCCGACAGCTGCCACAAAACTCTTGGCGTATTGGTTGTCTGACTCGGGGCTTCCCGTCACCCAAATACGTCCACCATTCGCCATCGTCAGGTTGATCGGGGTATGAAAATGACCCATGATGGCGTCGTGGAAGTCCATAAAGGTTGCCCAGGCGTTGCACTTGCGCAGGATCGAGTATGCCGGAGTTTGGCCCCCGAAGCTCGGTATTTCGTCTCCGTGCACAACCAAGAGCTTGTAGGCACCAATGGTGGCAATCTGGTACCAGTCTGCTGACTGCTGCCACGTCACGTGCTTCAGATGGTTGCAGCGTTCTGAGGCAATCTGGTACGCCATGCGGTCCACGTTGTCTGCCCCCGGCATGTCGCCCTTGCGACCGATGCGCCCGTGGTTGCCGTACTCGCACACCACCCGTAGGTGGGTGAAGTTGGCTGACAACCGGTGGACCACCGACTCGATGATGTTGGCAACGGTAAACATCTGTTCGAACAGGTGTGCTTCGATTTCGTACACCTGTCCCGGAAATACCGTCAATCCCTCGACCATATCTCCACCCAGCACCAGCACGCAGTCATTGACCGGGTGATGCGCACGCTGTATCTCCGTCAACGCCATCACCTTGTCGCACATCTGCTCCATGCGCTTGCGTAGTACTTGCAGGTTGTACGACACCGACACCTTGCCCGCCTGCCAGTCGGTGAGATGCACCAGTGCGACCTCTGCCTTCTTGGATTTGGTTGCCTTGGGTGCAGGTATTTTGACGCGCGGTTGCACCAAGGCAGCATCCTTGGCTGCCCGATACACGGCTTCAACCAGGTCTGCGCTCTTGCTCTTGGCGCGCGCGGCTGCTCGTTGTGCATTTTCCAATGCGCGTTTGAGATCGATGATCTCTTGCTCGTTTCGCATTTCGTCACCGATGGTCATTGGTCATCACCCTTGTCCAAGAAGAAACGACGGTGATACGACAATGTTCCTTGGCCCATGTGAACGCCGCGTTTCTTCAACGTTTCGACAATGGCGCGTTGACTGATTGTTGGGTCCTGCATGGCAGCCACAAACTCAGCAAAGTCCTCGTCTGATAGCGCTCGTTTGATTTCGTCAATCTTGTTAGGGAAGACTCTTTTGTGTGTGGCGCTACGCGCATCATCAAGAAACCCCATGAACTTCCTCCATCCACTCGTGGTGTTTAATTTTTTTTTGCTCCCTGATCATATTGAGACACCCCAGATAGCCAATGGCGTCGCGAGTATTGTCGGGAAGACTCAAACAATTTGATATTTCGTGGTGCAAACGAGAAAGTTTCACACACACCATAAACAAGACTGCTTCTTCGCTGCTCATTTCGTCCCCAGTGATGGCGTTGTAAATCGCCACGGTGCGTTCATAATCCTCGGCAGGGTGCGAGTATGAGTCCTGTCTTGGTCCGGTTATTAAATCGTACGCCTCACGTACGATCTCCGCGCCCGCGGTCCTGTTTGTTTCCATGTTTCCCCTTTGCAAGTTGTTCCACTTTTGCTATCAGATTCCACAAGTCGTCTTGTTCGGCCACCCCTGGGTAGACCTTACGAAGAAACTTGGCTATTGCCTTCAGCTCCATCTTGGTGAACTGCGCCTCGTTTGTCAAGCATCCCCCCCGTCGCGTGGAACTCTATGTGGTTGTCCAGCCGTTCGTCAACCCGTTCAACTTTTCTTTCGATACGGTTCGTGGACTTATGCAGCATCGTCAACAAGCCCTGAACGTAGGCGTGGTCGTCTCTGTTTTCTTTGCGAAACCTGTTGATGAGGTGGCCGAGTAACGCCAGTGCGCCGGTTATTGCTGCGGCGAGTACGGTGGCGAGTCCGGCGTCCATGTCACGTTTCGTCAAACCTAGCAAACGCGTCAGCCACAATCTGTGGCGAGTCCGCCATTCTCGGTGAGATTTCCACATGCAAC